TCAAGGTCTCCGGCGTGAAGCGCCCGCCGAAGAAGAAGGGATCGTGAGTGCCACGCCACAACCTGCGTGAACCGCATCACGGTCCGAAGGGGCCACCGTTCCCGGGGGCTGCGCTCCCGTTCGCAAAGAACCCCTTTCGCAAGGGCCGCTCGAAGAAGAAGAGGGTGAAGCGTGCCAGCTAAGAAGCCGACCACCAAGGCCGCCAAGAAGCGGGTGATGAAGCAGACGATGGACATGTGGAAGAAGGGCACGCTCCACTCCGGCTCCAAGCGCGGGCCGAAGGTCACCTCGCAGAAGCAGGCCGTCGCCATCGGCCTGAACGCTTCCGGCCAGTCGCGCAAGAGGAAGCGCTGATGCAGATCACGACCACGATTGCGCTCGCGCCCGGGGACTCGCTCTCGCTCACCCCCGACGAGGCCGCGTCCGCGATCCTGCAAGCGCTCGCCGTCGACCCCGTCAAGGACAGCGTCTTCGTCACGCTCGTCCAGGCCGCCGAGCGCGGTGCTGCCGGTGCCCCCGAGACAGGGCCGCTCTGGCACGGATGAGCGTTCCGAGCATCCCGCTCGCACCCGCGACCGCGACCGTCGTCCCGCTCGCGGACGCCGCGCCGGGTGGGCCTCAGGGACCGGCCGGTCCGACCGGGCCACAGGGTCCTCCGGGTGCGGTCGAGGTGTTCGAGCAGCCGGGGACGCCGACCGAGCCTGTGCCGAGCGGCTCGATCTGGATCGACACCGATGCGATCCCGCCGACCGGTCCGGCCGCACCCGACGGGACTCCGCTCGGGGCCGTCGTCAGGGTGACCGCCGCGCAGATGATCGCGATCACCTCGACGCCGATCCTGCTCGTCGCCGGGGTGGCCGGGAAGATCATCGTCCCCGTCTCGCTCGGGGTCTTCGAGCAGCCGGGTTCGAGCGGCTGGGTCGGGACCGATAACTGGCAACTCTGCCATCGCAGCCAGGCCGGCAACTACTTCGTCACGGGTTCGCTGACCGGCTTCCCGGGCGCTCAGTTCCTCCTCTGCTCGTTGAGCGGCCTCTCGTACACGCCCCTGATCGGGGAGGATCTCGTGCTCGCGAACAACGGCTCGTCGCTCACGGGCGGGAACGGCTTCTTCGACTTCGCCATCTCCTACGCGCTGCTGGGAACGACATGACCGTCACCCGCGTCAAGACCGCGACCGGCTGGCAGGACCTGACCGGCGCGGAAGGCCCGCAGGGTCCGGCAGGCGCTCCGGGCGCTCCCGGCGCGACCGGCGCGACCGGCCCGCAAGGGCCGACCGGGCCTGCCGGTCCGGGTGCCTATCCGCCGACGACCGGCAAGCTCAACGACGTGCTCACCGTCTCGGTGGATGGTGGTGCGCCAACCTGGCAGCCGGTCGGCCCGGGTGGGTCGAACGTGGACTACGTCGGCTCCTACGACAACGCGCGCACCTACCACGACGGCGAGTACGTCATCGGTGCGGACGGGATCACCTACATGTGCGTGGTCGAGGGCACGGTCGGCATCGCCCCCTCCTCGGCGGGCTTCGGCAGCGTCAGCGGCATCCCGCCGGTCGTGAACGGGCAGTGGCTGAAGGGCGTCGGCGGCGCGATGGTCTGGTCTCCGATTGCGATCTCCGACATCCCCGGGCTGACGATGACGCCCTGGGGCTACCCGTACTCGGTGCGCCCCGACATGGGCAACGGCTCGACCAACGTCACCCTCCCCGACGGGCCGAACCGCGCCGTCTTCCATCGCGTCATCGACGGCGGCGTCATCTCGAAGATCTTCCTCTGGATCGGCGTCACGAGCGGCAACATCTGCGTCGGCGTCTACTCGAACACGGGTGCTGGCCGCGCAGGCGCTCCGGGCACGCGCATCGCGACCTCGGGGTCGGTTGCGATGCCAGCCGTCGGCTACCAGGAGATCTCGCTCGGCGGCTCGGTCACGGTCAATCCGGGTGACTGGCTCGCGCTCTCGGCAGACAACGTCACCGCCACCTTCCGGGCGACGATTGCGAACGCCGAGGCGACGACGAACATGGCGAAGGGCGCGACCTGCTACATGGCGGCAGGCTTCCCGCTGCCCGCGTCGGCGTCGAGCCTGATCTGGAGCGCCGCCCGCATCTTCGTCCTCGGAGGTACGGCATGACCGAGATCGCAGTCCCGCTCACCGTCCCCGATCCCGCCACGACGCGCTGGGTCCCCGTCTTCGGCGGCAGCAGCGGCGGCGGCGCTGCGCTTCCCGCCGACACGGTCGTGGCCGCTGCGACCCGGATCATTGCGAACCTGACGACGGCCGGTGACGCGCAGCCCGCCTGGCGTGTTCTCGGCTCCGGGCGGATGGACTGGGGTCCCGGCGGTGCGACCGCGCCCGACACGAACCTGTATCGCCAGGCGGCAGGGAAGCTCCAGACCGACGGCACGCTCATCGCGGGCGTGCTGAAGCTCGGCACCGCGACCGGGACCGAGAACTTCTACAAGTCAGGTACGGGGTACATCCAGACCGACGGCGGGATGATTCTCAGCAGCGACCTGACGGTCAACTACGCCATCAACGACTCCGTCGAGATCTCGAACGCGATGGGTGCGGGCAAACCGGGGTTCCGTTTCTACTACACGCACGATACGAACCTGTACCGCTTGGCGGCTGGCGCTCTGAAGACCGACGGCGAGTTCCATGTCGGCACCTACATGTACCTCGATGGGGGGACGAGCGCAGTTATCGCCCGCAACATGTCCGGGGTCGGACAGGCGACTCTCGCTCAGCGCCTCGCTGCCGATACGCAGGACCGCTTCGAGCTTTTCGCGGACGGGAAGATGTACTGGGGACCGGGGAACGCCGCCGTGGACACGAACCTGTACCGCTCGGCGGCAGGTGTTCTCAAGACGGACAACTCGTTCATTACGGCAGGGAATCTGTCGGTGTTGCTCGCAACGGGGGACACGCAGCCGCAGATTGTTCTTTCGCGCAACTTCGCTGGATCAGGTCTACCGGGAATCCAGTTCGGTGTTGGCGGTTCAACTGCGGGCGACACGAACCTGTACCGCGCCGCGGCAGGCCTGCTCACAACCGATACCTCCATGCGTGTCAACCAGCAGCTTCAGGTCGGCGTCGGCGCGAACCTCGCGATCTCTGCGAACGCCATCACGATCACGGCGAGCTACCACGCCCTGACCGGTACGGGGCCGCTGAAGACGATCAACGGCGTCGTCAGTGGCTCTGGCGTCTCGCTCCTCGTCCTTCGCAACGGCACGGGCGCGGCGCTCGTCATCGACTCGACCGGGAACATCTATGCGACCGGCGGTGCGGGGAGCATTGTCCTCCCGAACAACGAGACGGTCGCCCTCTACTACGACGCTAGCTCGTCGGTCTGGCGCGTGCTCCACGTCTCGACGACTCCCGCGATCCAGTTGATCCAGACGATCACGCTCGGCGCGAACGGCACCTTCTCGTTCCAGAACATTCCCGCCGTCTACTCGCATCTTGAAATCCGTGGCATGGTGCGTTCTGCGCTCGCCGCGACTGTCGATACACCCTGGATCCGCTTCAATAACGACACCGCTACCAACTACAGCACCCAGCAGATCGGCGCGAACTCCGCAACGCCATACGCGAACCAGATAGCAGGTCTCGGGGCGGCCTATCCACAGGCGAACGTTATCGATGCGAACTCGCAGTCGGCTGGCATCTTCACGCCGGTCGTCCTCCACATCCCCGGCTACGCGAGCACGACCTGGCACAAGATGTTCTATGTGATGCACCACCAGGCGGCAACGGGCTGGACTGAACTTATGAGTGGGCGCTGGGCCAGCACGGCTGCGATCAACCGAATCGATTACACCGCTGCCGGTACCAACCTGGTGGCCGGGTCGATGCTCTCCCTCTACGGGATCACCGGCTGATGCTCGAACTGCTGAAGATCATCGTGCAGCCGGTCGTGCTCGAACGAGACGTGGACGGCAACGTCGTCGGGGAGAAGATCGGAGACCCGACCCCGCTCTATCGGATCGACCAGGTGGTCGAGTTCGTGGAGGCGCTCCAGGCCCAGATCGCGAAGGAGAACCGGAACGTCATCCTTCCCGCCGAGGACATCGTCCGTCCGACCAAGGACTTACCCTCATCGCCATGACCATCGTCCTCTGCCCTGCTTGCGAGGAGGATCACACGCTCGGCCCTCCCTCGTATGCGCGCTGGCTGGGGCCGGACGGGGTGGCGTACTGCTCGCTCCATCTCGTCAACCGCTTCGGCCACGGCGAGCCGCTCGTCCGTCTCGAAGACTACGAGCCGCCGCCCGAGCGCAAGCCTCCCGCTCCGATGCAGGAGGGCGCTCCGAAGCCGAAGCGCAAGCGAACACGTTCAAGCCCGAAGAAGGAGGAACCGGTAGATGGCTGAGATCTTCAAGGCCGAGTTGGCCGAGGCGGGTAGGCGGCGCTCGGGCCAGGACCTGAACACGATCCTGCACGCACTCGAAGCGGACGGCTCGCTCACCGTCGTGGACGACCCTGCTCCTGAGACGGGCGAGCAGACGAACCCGGACACGGGCGAGACCGAGGAGATCGAGGTCCCCTACGCCGCGGGTCCCGAGCTTGCGATCAAGGTGGACGCCGACGAGGCAGCCGCAGCAGAGGCAGCCGCAGAGGCGGAGGCCGCCGCAGCAGAGGAGGCTCCGGCCGAGTAGTGGCGACCTGCACCAAGAACCTGCCTTCGTCCGCGAAGAAGCTGCACTACAGGAAGGACATCAACCCCTGCGGCCTCGTTGCGTTGAGCACGGTCAACGGGGTTGACGTGTCGGCGGAGACGCTCTGCCGTCTGCACTGGACGTTCAAGCACGGGCAGAAGGACCTGATCGGCACGATCACCTGATGGCAACCTGCACCGTTCCCTGCCGAGGACACAACGACACGAAGCTGCTGCCGATCCAGCAGCACGACCCGTGCGGGTTGCCCGCGCTGAACACCGTCAACAGCATCAGCGTCGTCGCGGAGTCGCTCTGCATCTGGCACTGGACGCTGAAGCACGGACAGAAGGACCTGATCGCGCCGATCACCTAGAGGAGGAGAGATGCCACAGACATCAGCCATCGGCGCAGTCGGAGACGGAAGCGGCAACCAGTACCCGCGGATGCCTTCGAACAAGCGCAACTGGGCGATGGAGAAGATCTCGCGCAACTGCCTGCGCCTGCGCGGGCGCTCGACCGCAGCGACCGGACCCTGGGGTCGCAACCATGCGCTGGAGGCGCTCTGCACCCGGCTCGGCGTGATCCCGGTGATCCTCTGGCCGACCGCGACCGCGGGCACCGGCAACCTGCACGCGCTCGCTCCGTCGAGCGGCGCGGTCACGGTCGCTCAGGCGGACGCATCCACCCCGGCCACGAACGCTTTCAACAAGGGCGACCCGTCCGTCGCCCACGCTTTCACGGCTGCGGGTGTGAAGCAGACGGTGACGGCGACCTTCGCGGGCAACGCGAACGCGAAGGGCCGCGCCGCCGAGATCATCTAGAGGAGGCCGCAGATCCTCGCCGTGTTCGGCCAGGGCCAGAAGCCCCGGCTGTGAATCGCACGCTCCGCTACTCGCATCTGCTCAAGCGGCGTCCAGTGGTTCGCCGTTCCCTTGTGGACGAGCAGCCAGTGGCCGTAGGTCGACATGAACGACCAGTCCATCTGGAGGCCGCCGTAGTAGGGGGCACCGCCGTCGGTCCAGGATCCCTCGTAGTGGTGGATGCAGAGGAGCGCCTGGTAGTGGGCGGGTCTGGGTGAAGCGAAAGCCGTACTCGCGAAGACGAGCGCGAGTACGATGACGAGCGCGGTTCTGCACATGGAATGGCCCTCCAGTGCGGATCGGGCGGCGGCGAGGGATCGAAAGGCACCGTGACGCTTCGTGTCGGGGTCCCGAGGATCCCCGCCGCTGCGTTCGTGTGGGTTGGCGGCACCCTAGCCGAGATACGCTCCGGGCGTGGCCGTCCAGGTGGACCGAAGCGAGGAGGTCCGCGCCCGACTGCTGGAGATGCTCCAGGAGGCAAAGGACGCTCAGGCCCACCCGGCCGACTGGCTCAAGCACACGAAAGCGGTGGACGCGAAGTCGGGCGAGGAGTTCCACTTCCACTTCGATGAGGGCTGGGAATGGCAGCGCGAGGAGCTTTCCTCTTACCTAGAGCCGGGAGTGATCGCTTTGCGGCTGAAGGCGAGGCAGCTTGGCGTCTCCTGGCTTGGGATCGGCTACTGCGTCTGGAAGTGCCTGACCGCTCCCGGCACGCGCACGCTCTGCGTCTCCACGAACGAGACCGAGGCGATCAAGCTCGTCAACCGCGCCTGGGACCTGTGGGAGAACTCCCCTGAGCATCTCCGTCTCGATGCGAAGGTGATCAAGCCGGTCAAGGGCCGCCCATCCAACCGCATAGAGTGGGAATGGGGGGATGGGCGCGTCTCCTCGCTGCTCGCCATGCCGTCAACCCCCCGGGCGGGGCATGGCGAGACGGCGGGGGTCGTCTTCCTCGATGAGTTCTCTCGCCACACCTGGGACGAGGACTCCTGGAAGGCGTTCTTCCCGGTGATCGCGGACGGCGGCCAGCTTCTCGTCGTCTCGACGGCGAACGGGTACGGGAACGTCTTCTACACGCTCTGGTCGAACGCAGAGGAGCGCGGCATCCAGGCCCGCTTCCTCGGTGCGGACCTGCACCCCGGCCGTGACGACGCCTGGTTCGCGCGCGCGCGCAAGGTCTTCTCGGCTCCCGACATGGCGGAGCAGTACGCGCTCAACCCGACCGAGGCGTTCCTTGGGACCTCGGGCTGCTGGTTCGACACCGAGTCGCTCGGCTTCTACGCGGAGAACACACGCAACCCGCTCTACCAGCTTCGCTTCCTCCCGGACGAGATCGGCGCGAAAGCGACGATGGTGAAGGGACAGGGCGGCTGGGTCGCGGTCTACGACGAGCCGGAGGAGACGAAGGAGTACGCGGTCTACGCGGACATCGCGACCGGGCGCGGCAAGGACTTCACGGCGGCGGTCGTGATCGACCTCACGAACATGAACATCGCCGCCACGCTGCACGGCAAGATCGACGCCGACCTGTGCGCGGAGCAGTTGCACTTCCTCGGGCGCTGGTACCGCACCGCGAGGATCGCGGTCGAGATGGGCGGCGGCTACGGCGAGCCGGTGATCATCATCCTGCGCGACGGCAAGCGCGGCCGGCGTCCCTACCCGAAGCTCTACCGGCACGTCCAGGACGACCGGCCCGACTTCAAGCAGAACATCACCTTCGGTTTCCCGATCACCTCGAAGACGAGGCCGCTGATCATCAACCAGTTGGAGTCCGCGATCCGGGAGCGGACGCTGCCGCACATCCCCGAGGCGACGCTCCTGGAGTGCAAGACCTTCGTCCGCCAGGACACGCTCCCCTCCCCGCGCGCGGCCGACACCTGCAACGACGACCGCGTCATGTCGCTCGCGGGGGCGCTTGAGATGTACCGCCGCTACGGCTTCCACGAGATGGACGTGCGTCGCGCGCGCAAGCGCGAGAAGAAGGAGTGGGTTCCCGACTACGAATGGGCCTAGCCCGTCCGCCGAGGTGCCTATCCTCTCGATGACCCCGCGAGGAGGATGAGATGAGCAGCATCATGAGCATGCTTCGCCCACCGCCCGGGCCTGGAGGTCCGCTTCCTCCCCCGCACGGACTGATGCCAGGCCCGGTCGGTGGGATGCCGAACCTCGGCCCGCCCGGTCCGCTTGGTCCCGGTGGTCCCGGTCCCGGCCCCGAGCCGGAGATGCCGATCCCGCCCGAGGTGGCGGCGCTGATGAAGATCCTCGGCGTCCCGCCCGACGGTCCGCCCGGTAGCCCCGGTGACGCGCTGGAGGACATCGCAGACCAGCCGATGTCTCCCACCGAGCACATCCAGGCGGCGATGATGCACCTAATGATGGCCTTCACTCAGGAGGGGGACCACTCGAAGGGAGCGGGGATCGTGAAGGGCATGGGTGCGCTCCAGGGCATCCTCGCCGGAGCGCAGAAGGCGCAGGCGGCCGGAGCGCCGCCACCTGCTCTTGGCGGTTGACCTCAACCGTCCGGCCACGCCGCCGTCAGTTCCGCAACGCGGCTCGTCCGACCCTGCGCGCACGACCGATCCGTACGGCTCGCCGGACTACCCGCTCCAGGACGAACTGACCCTCGTCATCACGGCGATGAACTCGGTGCTCTCCTTCCACGCGCAGTGGGTGGACAAGATCGAGCGCCGCTACCGCGCCTACCGTGGGATCGCGGAGTCGCGCAACCAGAGCAAGAAGGTGCCCGCCTGGCGCTCGAAGCTGACGACGCCGTACATCCTCCAGGTAGTCGAGGGAATGATCGCGACGATGCTCGACTCGAAGCCCGCCTGGGATGTGTGTCCGAAGCCGCGCCCGGGCGAGTCGATGGACGACACGCTCGCGCGCCAGCAGTCGGCCAAGGTCGCAACGGCCGCGCTCCAGTGGGCGATGGACGAGGACGACTTCCGTCTCAAGCAGCGTCCCTTCATGCAGCAGGACCTGATCACCGGGGTGACGGTCGTGAAGTGTCTCTGGGCCTACGAGTGCCGCGAGTGCAACCACCTCCAGCCCATCGAGGTGCAGGTCGTAGACGACGCCGGCCTCGTACGCGACCGCTACATGTCGACCGAGGAGCAGAGTCGGATGACGGTGATGCGCGACGGCCCGACGATGGTCGTGCGCGACATCCGCGACTTCTTCTGGCCGGAGTCGGCCAAGTCGATTGACGACGCCGCCTGGCTGATCGACCGCTCCTGGCATACCTACGACGACCTGCTCGCGCGTCAGGAGGCTGGCTACTACCAGCACGTCGAGGAGCTTTCCGAGGCGCGCAACTCGCAGATGCAGTACGGCGACACCGGCCGCGAGCAGATGCTCCAGAACCAGAACCGCACCCGAGGCCTGATCGAGGTGCTGGAGTACTGGACAGACGAGCGGGTGATAACGGTGGGCAATAGGCAGGTCGTGCTCGCCTCGGTCGAGAACCCCCTGCAAATCAAGCGCAAGCCGTTCGTCATCTGCTCCGCGATGCCGGACGCCTTCGAGATGATCGGCATCTCGGTGGTCGAGGCGCTCGCGCAGGTGCAGGAGTACCTGTGGACGGTGCAGAACCAGCGCATCGACGCGCTCCGCCTGCTGACGAACGTCGTCACGCTCGTCCGCTCGGATGTGGACGACCCGGATGCGTTCGAGTGGTTCCCGGGTGCGACCTGGATCGTGGAGGACGTGGGCCAGGTCGAGCAGTTGAAGATCGACCCGACCGTCGCCTCGATCACGCTGGAGGCGGAGGCGCTCCTGAAGGGCGACCTCCAGAACATGATGGGCGGCCTGCCGATGGCCTCCGGGGTGAACTCGGGTGCCATCGACCAGGAGACGGCGACCGGGATGTCGATCATCACGAGCATCGCCCAGAAGCTGATCCAGGCGCGCAAGCAGCACTACATGTGGGCCTGGGCGAAGGTGGGCGAACTCTTCCTCGGGATGATGGGCCAGATGCTGCGCGAGGAGCGCACCATCCCGCAGATCGGCCCGGACGGCTCGCAACAGCTTCTCGTCATCCACCCGCTCGACCTCCAGGGCGAGTTCGAGGTGAACGTCAACGTCCTCGACCAGTCCGCCGTTCGCCAGGAGAAGATCTCGGAGGCGATGGCGCTCTACAACACCGCGCTCTCGGGGATGCCGATGCACCCGGTCAACCTCGACCCCTACCTCGAACTGGTGCTGGAGGCCTACGGGATCCAGGACCCGCAGGTCTACCTCCAGCCCCCGAAGCCTCCGCCTCAACCGCCGCAGGCGGGCGGAGGACCGCCGCCGCCGGGAGGGCCGCAGATGGGTCCGGCAGGGTCGCCGCAGCCCCCGGCCGCCATTCAGGCCGCTCTCTCCCCACCCGGACCGGGTGGAAACGCAGCGGGGCAGACGAACGTCCCTCTCGCTGCTTCGCGTGGCTTGGCGCTCTCTCCCGGCGGCTTCGCGGCAGGACAGGTCCAGGCGGCGCAGACGTTAGGGCTGGGAACGCAGCGTTAGACTCGCGGAGTGCCGCTCTCGCGCGAGGCCCAGGAGGAACTGAACAGACGCGCTGACCGGCTCTCCTCGCTGCTGCCGACGCTGGGGTGGGCCGAGATGGAGCGCGAGGTGGAGCGCAAGTGCGAGCGCCTGCGCAAGACCGCCGCCACGCGCGCGCTCGATCCGAACGGCGCGGACCAGCGCAAGCTCGACACGATCCGGGGGACGATTGCCGCACTCCAGTGGTTCGTCGGTGTCCCTCGCAACGCCCAGCACACGCTGGAGCAGTTCATGCGCGAGCAGGGCATCGAGATGGAGGAGGAGATCCCGCTTGAGTACGAACGAACCTGAGAGCCTGAGCGAGCGCGAGTTCGCCGCAGAACTGGAAGGGAAGATGGGCGCATTGCTGGGCGGGACGCCGCGCAGTCCCGGCGAGGCGGTGCGCGTGAGCGGCGAGGTGCCCGACGCCGAGCCGCCGCAGGAGCCGCAGATCGTGGAGGACATCCCTCCGGCGGCTCCCGAGACTCCGGCCCCCCAGATCCCGGAAGCGCCGGAGGAAGCTCCCGAGCCTAGCGAGGTCGAGCCGCAAGAAGAAGGAGACGAGGACTACGTCGGGGAGGGTCTCGCCTGGGCGAAGCGCAAGTACGGCGACGAGGTGACGCTGGAGCGGCTCGCGGATGTCGCCTTCAACCAGGAGCAGGCGCTCTCCCGGCAGGGATCGAAGATCAAGGAGGCGGAGCAACTCGGCTACCAGTGGTACGAGTATTCGCAGAACCTGGAGCACCAGCTTGCCCAGCAGCCGACGGGTATGCCGCTCTCGGCCTCCGAGGAGCAGTGGATCGAGAACTCGCTCGCGAACCCGCTCGGCTTCGCGGCGCAGGCGAAGGCGACCGGCAACGAGGCGCTCTACCGCGGTGTGATCTCGCGGATCGCCCAGGAGGATCCCGTCGCCGCCGGCCAGATCGCATCGCAGGTGGAGATGGCCTTCGTAGCCCAGCAGCAGCAGGCGGCCTACGCCGCGCAGCAGCAGAACGGCGCGCAGAGCATGGAGGCGACCATCGGCGCGTCGGTGCAGCGGCTCGGGATCGACCTCCAGGCCTACGGGCAGCCGATGATGGCGAAGATCGGGGAGCTTGGCGAGTACCACCCCTACACGCAGGCGATCCTCTACGGCTCAGACCAGGAGCGCGACCTCGCCTTCCAGGCCGTCTTCGACCTCGTCCGCGAAAGCCGGATGACGCGCAGGGTCGTGCGCGACTCGGAGCGCGAGGAGGCGATCCGCAAGGAGGGCGA